CCGCCGGCGGTGCCGAGCTCCGCGCACGCCGCCGTCTCGGTCGCCCTCGCGTACGCCTCGGCGGCGAGGTCGAACCAGAGCTGGAGCGCGTCCGGCGTCGACCAGTTGATCGCCTGCCAGGACAGGTCGCCTCCGCCGAGGTAGGTCTCGGCGTTCACCGTCGTCATCGCGACGGTCATCTTCGCCGTGCCCGCTTCCGTCTTCTCGGCGGCCTGCTTGAGCACCTGCGGCCGCTGCGTGATCTGCGGGTAGGTGAGCTGGCCGCTCGTCAGCCCGACCTGCCGCGCCGCCGCGACGACCGGCCGGCTGCTGTTGATGATGTCCATGATCTGCGTCAGGTGCGTCGGCGGCAGCAGCCCGGCGACGTCCGACGTGAGCGTGTTCTGGACGCGCTCGAGCCGCTCGACCGCCTGCTCGCGCACCTGCAGCGCCCGCGTCTTGTCGCCGGCGGCGGCGGAGGCGATCAGCGGGAAGCGCACGATCAGCTCGTCGCGCGCGTAGGCCGCGAACGTGCGGTACACGATCGGGCCGTCGTCGCGCAGCTCGACCGTGTTCGGCCTCGCGCGCAGCAGCTCGGAAACGTCCTTGGCGCCGTCGGCGCGCTCGAGGTCGCCGGCGAGGAGGTTGATCTCCTCGTCGAGGTCCTGCACCTGCTCACGCCACGAGGTCAGGTGCTTCTGCTCGAGCTCGTCGTGCGGCCGCTTCTCGGCCTCGGCGATCTTCTGGGTCTCGTCGATCTTGTCGTACAGCCGGGCGCGCTCGTCGCCGAGGCGCTCCAGCCGCATGCGGGTTGTGCTCAACGGGGGCATCAGGGCCACCTCCAACGGGGTCGGGAAAACACTCGTCACGAACCCGGCGGGTGATGTCGATGGTTCAGCCCTGTTCCTGGCGACGGTGACGACCGAGTGCAGGTCGCGGTGATCGCCTCGGGGCCCGACACGGGGCGCCGTTCTGTACGCGATGCTAGCGCGCCTGTCTGCCGACGTCACCCCCAGCCATGGAAGAGCGCGATCACGAGCACGATGGCGATCACGACCAGCGCGAGGCCGGGCAGGTTGATCCCGACGCCGTTCACGGTGCCGCCGCGATCGCAAGCAGCCCGTGCGGCACCTCGAGGCCGGCCTGGTTGCAGTGGCGGATCAGGAGGCGTGCTTCCGCGCCGCGGTTGCGTCCGCCGCCGCCTCGCACCAGCTTGCGGGCGGCCGCCTGCAGTTCGTCGGGGGCCATCGGTTCGGCGATCCGTTCGTAGCCGAGCGCGGCGAGCCGCTCGTCGACGGCGTCCGAGCGCACGATCTCGAACGCCGGCTCAACGTCGGGCTCGGCCTCCGGCTCGGGCTCGTCCTCGGGTTCCTCGCGCATCGCGAGCACGGTCGCGCTTTCGTAGGCCGGGAACCGGCAGAGCGACACCGCGTTCAGTTGCGCACGCACCCGCTGGACGACGCCGCTCAGACGACGTGAGCTGACCGCCCGGAACTCGAGTGACAGCCCGGTGAGGAACCCGTCGCGGATCAGCGAGAGCGCCTTGTCACCGTCCGCGTTCTCAAGCACCCCGAACGAGCCGTACAGTCCGTCCTCGCGGTCCTTGAAGGTGAGCGACCTGCCGATCGCGCCCCGGAAGCCCTGCTCGTGCTCGACGTTCATCCAGACGCGGTCGCGGCCCGGCGTCGAGAGCTGCCTGGCGAACGCGCCCGGCAGGAAGGCCTCACGGTACGGCGTGAAGTCGGGCGGATCGGCGACTACCGCCGGCGTGCCGTAGGGAACGACGCGGACGTCCAATGTGCGGCCGTCCCACGAGTCGCCGAGCGGCAACTCGAAGCTGCGGACAAGCGTCGTCTGCTCGGTTGTCTCGATCGTGGTCATACGGTCACCGCCCCTGTCGGCCGCAGCTCCTTCACGACCGCACCCGCCGTGTCGTCGGCCGGTGAGGCCGCCGCGGTCGGCGGCTCGGTCAGATCCTCGAGCGCCTCGCCGAGCTCCAGCGCCGGCAAATGGAGGATCGCCGCCCTCATCTCGTTCTTCGTCACGATGCCCTCCTTCACGAGTTGAATCCAGGTGGCGACCTGCCCCTGGAACGTCGGCGCCAGCACCGCGCGTGCGTCGAACTCGACCCACGACCCTCGCGGCAGCATGTTCGCCGACAACGCACGCTGGACCCGGCCGGCCAGCGGCCGCAGCTCCGACCGCCACCACACCTCGAACAGCGTCTCCGGGTTCTGGTAGGTGAGCCCGCCCGACAGCTCGAGGTTGAGCATGAACGCCGGCACGCTGAACGCCGACGCGATCACCTTCGCGTCGAACTGCTGCAGATCCAACAATGCGAGGTCCTCGGCGTTGAACGACAGCTGCTCGAACGAGATCTCCGGCGGCAACACCGCCGGCGCGCCGACACCGGAACGCATCCGTGCGTTCACCCACTGCGCCTGCAGCTGCTGCGCCTGCTGCTCCGTCAGCTTCCGCGTCGACTTCAAGACCGCGTTCGGCACACCACCCGCCGACACCATCATCCGGCCGGTGTCGCTCGCAGCCGTCAACCCCCACGCCGTCGACGCATACGACGACAACGCCGACGTGCCTCTCAGGCCGCCGCGCGGGTCACGGCTGATCTGCACGACGTCATCCGGGTTCAGCTCCGTCTGCCCCGACCGATACGTCCGCCGGCCCGCGTCGATCTGCACGTTCATCACCGCCGGATCCAAAACGGTGAACGCGGACGGGAAACCGTTCGCGTACCGGTCCGTGACGTAGAGGAACGAGTCGCCCCAGCCGAGCTGCGACCAGGTCGCGGCGAACACCGCGTCGCCGATCCCGTTCGGGAACCAGACCGGATCCGGGTTCGCGACCCACGCCGGCTCGTAGCCGCCGAAGAACCGGAGCGGCATCGACGCGATCTGCTGCGCGCACAGCTGCAGACACCGGTTTGCCGTCCACACCCGGTCCTGCAGGCGTGGCGACCACGGCGCCGACATCAACGCCCCCGCCGGCCCCCACAGCTGCTCCCAGAACGACGAGATCTGCGGCTGCAGCGGCGCCTGGTCGACACTGTCCGGTGGTGTCTCGCGGCGGAAAGGAAGCAGCCGCATCAGAAGATCACCGGGTCCGCTCCGTCGTCACCGAGCGTCGCCTGCCCCCACAACGCAAGCGTCCCCGCGACCAGCGGCGAGATGTCGACCGCCGAGTGCTTCCGCGACCACAGCCAGCCGTCGCCGAACGGCCGCCGCGCCGCGCCCTGCAGCGCCGCGCGAACGTCGCTGTCACCGAGGTGCCGTAGCCCCTGCTCGTCGACGAGCGACGCGAGCAGCGCGCACGCCTTCGCGTGGTCGCCCGTCGCGACGACCTCGACGTCGAGGCCTGCCTCCTCGAGCCGGAACACGAACGCCTCCGCCGGCGACGACGCGCCGCAGAGCACCGCGACCGGTTCGTGCCTGTCGCGCAGCCTGACGAGCTCGTCGACGAGCCAGCGCGTCCCGCGCTGATGCCGCACCAGCTCCGGCAGCAGCAGCCCGTCGTCGCAGCGGAACCCGGCCGCGATCGACGCGAACGCACCGTCAGGCGACACGTCGTACGCAAGGCACGGCTGCAGACGGTCGGAGCGGAACCCGGGCTCGGCGAGCGCATCCCACAGATCCAGATCAATGACGGTCTCCACGCTCGACGACGTCGGCGGCCAGTCGCCGACGCCGAGCCGCTCAACAGCGAACGTGCGCCGGTCGAGCGCGCGCAGCTCGTCCTCGACCGCCTCCACGCTGATCCGCACCCCGAGGCCGGGGTTCGCGCGCGCCCAGCCGTCCGGGTCGGCGGCCGTCTCGGCGTCCAGCTGGTCCGGCGTCTCGGCCTCGAGCGACCACTCGAAGTACGCGAGCCGCGGATCCTCGCCGGCGATCCCGCGCTCGCGCACCCGCGCCAACACGACACCGTCGGTCTGCACGAACTGGTCGACCGCGCTGCCGGCATACCAGCGCTGCCGGTTCGGCATCGCCGCCTGCGTCGGCAGCAGCGCGCCGAGCGCCGCCTCCGGCAGGAACATCGCCTCGTTGAAGATCACCAGCGGCGCCGAGAACCCGCGGCCGCCGCCCTTCGTCCGGGTGAAGAACCGGATCCGCTGACCGCCCCTCAACGTGATCCCCTCTTCGCCGTGGCCGCGCCGCACGGACCGCACCCGGCGCGAGAAGTCCGCGCACCCCTCGATCAATTGCACCAGCCGCTCGAAGTGCTCGGCAACGGTCTTGAAGTGGTGCGCCGAGTGAATGATCAGCTCCTCGTCGAACCAGAACAGGCCGGCGAGCTCGCGCGCCTCGAGCACCGCGTCCTTGCCGTTCTGCCTCGGCATCACCAGCCCGACCTCGGTCGCCGCCCACCGCTCGAACTTCGCCTCGCCCAGCGACCGCTCGAGCACGAACTGCTGCCACGGGTCGAGCTCCAGTCCGGCCATCGCCGCCAGCTCGATCGCCTCCCGGCCCAGCGATGACTCGTACTCGGGCACGTGCAGGATCCGCGGCGCGACGAGCTCGAGCGTGCTCACGCCGTCCTCCTCGTCCCGCGCGCCGCCGCCAGCTCATCGAGCCGATCCGCCTGCGGCCGACCCGCCATGCGAGCGCGCAGCACCAGGAGCGTCTCCCGCAACTCACGCGCCGCCGCCGGCCGCGCCGTGTCAGCGGTCCCCGGGCTGTCGAGCATCCGGGCGAGCGCCAGCAGCTGCGCACCCTCGGGCGAGTCGGTCGCCTCGAGCGTACGCAGCTCGCGCCGAACCGCAGTCGCGACCTTCACGACCTCGCGCGGACGCGACTTCGCCTTCGCCTTCACCACGCCCTCGACACCACCCGCTGCCTCCGGCCCGCGGTCGCACGGTTGCAGGCCGCGTGCTCCGGGCCCGAATAACGCGACCGGTCACCGTCGACGTGC